AACTACATGACCTGTATCTACATGGTCTTTCAAATTCCCAATGAAATACGGCATCACATAAGTGGATATAGGTATATCAGTTCCTTCTTCAGAATAATAATCTCCCGCCCACGGGTCCACGGCCCAAATTCGACCTTCCGTTGTATTATTATCCGCGAGTGCGCGTGTAGACCTACCATGTAATGAACCAAATTCAACTATATGAAGATGTTTCTTTGCCTGTAAAGCAAGCCACAGCAACTCTCGTTCAGACATCCAACCACCAATTTGTTGGGCCTTTTCGATTGTTACTGTGGCTTGCATAGTATTAAGTAGCTTTCAGAACGCCCACGTAATACTTTTGTTCAATTGGATTGAAGTAAAGTATAACTGGAACGTTAGTTGTTGGTGTAGCAACAGTCTTGATGTTGCCGGTTGTAGTGAAAGCAACAGGAGTAGTCGTCGTAAAGACGAATACTAGTTCATGAAATCCATCAGCAGGAGGTGTAATCGTAGCAATAGCTACTGTTCCTGTAATGAAGCTCAACATAGTAACAGGATTTACAGTCGCTGCAGAAGCCAAAGTAACAGGCTTCGGCATAATTCCAGACTGTGGTGAATCTAATGTTGGGAAATTCAGGTCATTTGATGGCATTTCTCCTCCTAGTAACCAGAAGGAACAGCCAACGTATCAATAAAGGAACAAGCAGCAGGATTCGAGACGAATGTCTGCATACCGTTCACCATATAGAAGATGTCGGCTGTGGTCACACCACCAGAAGGTCCACGAATTTCAAAGATTCGACGTCCATCGGTAGTATAGAATCCGATAGGCAGAATCTCTCCGCGTCCCCACACTTCGTCCACGACAAAGTCAATTCTAGTTTTATCCCAGTTAAATGAGCCGGTAACACGCGCACCGGCCATTTGCATACCTTCACCCTTACCATTACCAAAATACATGTCAAGGTTTTCATCCTTGGCTTGTTTGGTGATAAGGATAACTAGCTGTCCAATCTCTTCATACGCCTGAATCTGGCATGGATGCATCCAGGCGCGAGGATTGAACGTATTGTCAATACCTACTCTGTTTCCAATCTTGTTAATTGCCAATCGTGGGAATGGCAATGCAAGTGAAGCAGATGCAGCATTAACTCGATTTGCACGAATTTCTGGCGTAGCCGCACGGCTAAATCCTAGCCAAGTTCCTGCCGAAGCATTTGAATGATGATATGGCACACCATACAATGCTGGCAACGAAGCAGGACTACTAATACCGTTGACCACAATCACGTCAGTAGCCGTCGCACCCGCAATAGCCGGTGTAACGTTAATGATTTTGTTCTCAACGTCCCACGCGGTAATAAGACCTGAACCACGTAGAGTCGCGAGAGTAGTATCAAACACCTGAATAGTCTGACCGAATCGGACCAGTCTTGCACCGAATCCATCAGTTCCAAGTGTATATGTATCAACGCCACCAGCAGTTGAAACAACAGAAATTGTTCCAACAACACCAGTACCATTCTGCATCATTTGCGAGTCAAGTTGCCTACGTAGTTCGTCCAATGCAGTAGCTGTCAGTCTCCTGACGCCATTAGTCACAGCCTTACGTTCGTCATCAGTTGACCACTGAGTAAGTTTTGTGTACTCAATGTTTTCAGACACGAAAACAGCTGTGAGAACTGCCTTGTCGAAAGTAGGACCACCACCTCGTCCCAGATCTCCACCATCAGCATTGAAATACTGAAAGCTTCCACCAGGCCGAAGTTCCAGAGGAATACGCATCTGTCTGTTAGAGATTTTTTCTACGTCACGCTTCTTAATGTTGGCGTAGAACTTGTCATCTCTTTCAAACAGTACGCGAATCTTCGGGATGACGCGCTCTAATTCTAGCGCAGCCACCTGAGATTCAACTACAGCCACTTAATCCCCCTTACTAAGTCCAGAGTATTCTTAGCAGGTTAATAGTTCCACCTGCATTAAGAATAAAATTCACTGGAGCGGTATCGAAGCCAAGACTAGTAGGGTCTAATTTACTTAGAGCAATACCAGTATCGCCTCCGACACCTTTAAGTGTGATTGTCTGAGCGTTACCCGCAGGGGGTACAATAGTAGCTCCTTTGACGGTGCTTCCACCCGTTGGGACTGTAATTGTATTATCTCCCACAGTTAGTGTATGAACTGTTACTGAACCAGGAGATACTGCATTTGCAGCCGCTGATAGAGTATCAGTGCCTTGAATATCACCACTATAAGTGATGGTAACTACTCTAGTCGCGTTTACGGCCATGAAACTCTATCCTTTTCTTGAAGCTATTCTTGGTTAAGGAACTCTAACGTACTCATATTCCTTGGAATATCGCTCGCTTTGTTAATTTTGCCACTACTAGGAGTATTGGAACGTGGCCGTCCCGCTGCTACTGGACCCTTCTTCGAAGTTTCCACTTCTTCTGAGTCATCTTTAACACGTTTACCTATACCTCGCAAAGCTTCATTTCGGGCCTTTTTAATGACTGCAGGCAGCAGTGTTTTAGCTTTGCTATTATAGGCAGACCTAATTCTATCCTTCGATTCCTGTGAGAATCCATCTTTAAAAGCAGCTTCCCACAGTCTATCCATTAATGAAACGAATCGAGTATCTTGACTGATGAGTCTATCTAAAGTATCTAGCGCATCACGAGACGCATTCCTCTTCACGTATTCAGACATTGAATTACGTGGGTCAATATGAGCATCAATCGTGTTACGCAGTGTATTATTCACTCGGGTATTCAAATCTCCACGAGCACTCTCAAACTGATTGCGAACCATCATCTGTTCGCGCTCGGAAATTTGCTTTTCCCTCGTATTATCTTCTGGCTTTTCATCTTTGGATAACTTCGTGGGATTTTGCCACTCCGAAGTACCAAATACAAATTGTTGAACTAAATGAGCAGCCGCTTTAAGCTGTTCATTTCCTGTTCGATTCGCCTCGCCAACCATCGACATGATAGTATGTTTCGCGACGTTCCCAAGCACATGGAAGTATGCCTGTTCATCCACGCGCGCAAGTGTAGGAAGATAATCATCTACAATCTTATAGAATACATTCTTATCCTGCTGCATTACAGACTTGAGAATATTCTCGGTAGAACCAGACATCACATCTTTCTCGAAGTTATCGAGAATCTGTGACTTTTCTACGGCTACTTTAGCATCATTGATAGTCGGAAGAAGTTCAGTGAACTGTTGTTCACGATAATATGCCTTCTCAAGATATGGAAATTTCTTGAATAGGTCAGGATATGCCTTGAGAATTTCCCTTCTCCTGACAGGAGTAACTAGTTCTAGTTGTTCTTCAGTGGGTTCTCCAATTTCAGCTTCAATTTCTGCTAATTCATCTACTTCTTCCTCTTCCTGCTCTTCTTCCTCTCCAGAAGGAGCCTCTCCTTTTGTAATTGTCTTAGTAGTTTCTTTAGTATCTTCTTTTGTTTTTGAATCCGATTTCTTTCCCGTATCGATAGGGAGAGTTTCTTCCTCATCACTATCATCAGCTAGAAATTCAATAGTATCTTCTTTTCCCTCAGGGAGGATAGTAGTAGTTCCACCTACTGGACCTGAATCCCCAATAGGACTATTGAACAGTTGCAGATGCTTGATGAACATCACCTTCTCCAGTTATGGGTGCTTCTTTAGAATCTTTAGAATTTGGCTTTTTGCCGGGCGCTGCACCAGAAGCCTCAGCTTGAGCTTGTTGCATACCTTGCATTGAAAGTATCTGATGTATCGAAGCTCCGTATAGAAGTACGTTACGATATCCGTCTTGATTATTAATCTTGGCATCCCTGCCAGTTTCACTGATAACCCACTTACGAACAATCTCGAATGAGATTTGAGGATTACCATAAATTGGGTCAAATTGAACAGAAGGCTGTTCGGGATTAGTCGGGTCAGCAGTGGGCATAGGAGTTGAATTTAGTAGTGTCTTGATATCATCGTATGTCTTCTCGACATCATCCTCACCAGGAACAAAAAAGTCAGTTAGACCAATATGTTCTCGGAGAATAGTAAGATTCTCAGGTGCTCCTAACATAGCCAGAACTTCTGGATTAGAAGCCTGGAGTAGTTGCATCAGCACATCTTTCTGCTGAGCCCAAGTCATTGGAAGATTTTCATTAGCTTCCAATTCAACCCTACCAATTTTTCCTTCTAATTCTGCTTTTCGGATGAAGACATTGATAAAGTTTCCATCTTTATCAAGTTGGACTTCTTTCTCATCACCTTCATCCTTAGTTACTTTAATATACATCGGGATAACTTTCCCGAAGATTTGTTTCCACCAAATAGTGAAAGTCTTCCAATTATTCTGTAATCGCTGTAGCGCCTGCGCACGCGACATCGAATATTGTGATGCAGTCTCAGAACCTTCGATAGCCCCACCAAATAATGAGGGTAGAGCCCCAGATACCAATTGGGCTAGGGATTGTAGTTCATTCAGGAAGGGCATTACTTCCTGACTTAGTGTAGCTGTCTTAGCTTCATAGAATGCTTCATTCAAACTCTTTCCAGTCTTAGGATTAGCTTCATAGATTCCACCCGGAACAGTTTCAATCTGTCTATATGCATTAAAATTCAGGACCGAGGGGTCAGCGAATGTCTGACTGATTCCATGCTCAATAGTCTGCATAATCAAGCTAATTAAGTCATTAACTAATTCCTGCAATGAAACCAATAGTAATCCAAGAGGGTCATGATGTAGATAATCAGAAAGAGGATTATACGTAATAGTCCAGTAGTCATCGAGGCATTCGTTCTCGGATTCTGCGAATTCATCATTCACCAATACTACACGTACACCATCTGGATATTTCTTCTTTAATTTTTCAACCTTCTCGTCCTCTTTAATCACATTAAATGCAGAGGGTCGAAGCCACATATTTCGAATAGTTACAACATTCATGGGGTATTCGCCTTGATACTGTGGACTCAACCGACCCCATTGTTCATAGGGGTCTTTAGGTCCAAGTTCAGTATTAATCTTAGTATTTAACGTTTTATTTCGAAGATGTTCGAATCTCTCTAATGCGTTAGTATAATGTGTTTCATATGACCAAAGTAGATAGGGAAGGTCACATTGCTTGCGCACATAGTTAGGAATCTTAACGTAAAGTCCACCCCAACAATCCATCAAAATTCTAGTTTTTGGCTCATTAGTGACTCCAATTAATCGAGTTACGATTAATGTCTCCTGAGATAACTCAGGCATAATCATCTGCATACATGCAGGACAAATATCTGTTCCTACATTCTGTACTAAATCCTGAAGAGGAACATCACTCTGGTCAGGACCATACTTATCCATTTCTAAGTCTAGCCTATCATCCATATGCCTCATTATTAGGTCCTGAGGATTCTGTTGCTGTTCCTGCTGTGGACCTCCTCCTTGGGGCTGTTGTCCCATAGGAGGTTGGAGCATCTGTGGATTAGGTTGTTGAGGCTGTGAACCATTGAACATCATTTGGTCATCAATTGTGTGACCACAGTTCGGACATTTAGTATATTGGTGAGTTTCCTCCTCCATTCCATATTG